AAAGTAACGGATCAGAAGAGATAAATTCATGAAAATGATATTTCAATGATTTTAGGATAACTTTGGACGTACTTCTGTACGCACTAAGGTTTCCTAAAATTAATGATTGGACATAAAATGTCCTTATCAAATCATGTTTATGTCCCAGTTTCTTAAATAGTTTATCAAGGGGTAGTATTATTCTCACACCTCTCTCAACTAAATGTTGAGTTAATTGAGTCAGATCCAATGGATTTTTCTCAAAAGCTCTACATATATTGACAGAGATACGAGATACATCGGTACCGAAATTAATATTTCTAGAAACAAATTCTCCTACCCGGTTATCCGGAGTAGCAGATTTTGTTTTAGACTTATTAATTTCGATGCCTAATTTGGTCGTATAGTAATCTACGATAAATCCTTTAGAATCTAGACACCATAAATCATCACCTACTTTATTGTAGGTATGATTTGATGGAGTGATATTATAATAATTACAATATATCATGTCTAAGACTAAAAGATCAGTCAAAGTTGCTATATCAAATGACCCGGCAGTACCCATTCCTTGACCTCTCCCATATTTTATAGGAGAGTCTTGGCCCTTGGCAATTCATTCACATTCTACGACCAACCCAGATCAAGCTTTTGCAAGTTCTGGATTGTATATTTCTTCTAATAATATACGTTGTAACTCATGCGGAAACGCATCAGTTCACGACGATATATCATAAGATATAATATCTGGACGTATGAATCGTTTTAATTTATTAAAACCATTACTATGTGATTTAATTGAGCAATTATTCTTGAAGTAACGTTGAATAATTTTCTGGACATCACTCATAAGTGGATTAAGTAATGTTTGAGTTCAGTAGTCAGAAATGGCTACTGCTCTCGACTTATTACCTTTATCCGCTATTGAAGTGATATATCTTAACCTAACTTTTCTTGTTGGTTTATCTATGTTTTTACATAGAGATTCCATATAAGATATTAGATTTTGATTTCCAGTTAATTCACAAATGGTTTTAAATGGAATAAAAAGTTCTGTTTTCATTAAAGCTAACGCTTCAATGTCGGCAGACTCTCATTTCATTTTTCCATTAGGTCCGCTACGCATAACCCTAGTTATAGGTTCTGCTATTAAGTCAACAGATCGATCGGTTGGAAATCCAACTCGTTTGATCCATGATTTAACATGGTTTCTAAACTCTTGTTTCGTAGTAGCGCTAATGGTAAACTTTTTTGTGATCTGATCGATGTCAAGTTCATTATTATCTTTAACCAAACGGTTACAGTATAATATTGATCTTATAATTCGATCGGATATTCTACATCCTTTAGTGGAGTTTTGATAAAGTTCTACCATCATATATA